CTGGAATCCATTGAAACGAATCTTCGGTGATTTTAGGTGTAGAGGGAATTCTTTCTCCCGCTTTGTATTTTTCTACCAGTTGCATACCTTGTATAGGAACTTTAGGCCATCTAACTTCACCATAGGAAGAGGCTCTTTTAAACTGTCCATCACTTTCTTTTTCAAAAGTCCACTCATCTGTCTTCCATCCTAAACCAACTAAAAGTAGTTTTACTTTTTCATGTTGTGACATTTTAGAACTAATGAATTCTATTTTGGTGTATGCCCCTACTATTTCGCAATCATCTATAGAGGAGGAGGAGAAATGATTGATGGTGTGTCTATCATACTCTATAGTCTGTTCCTCTTTCCAAGGGTACTTAAATCCTTTAGTATCCACTAAGTTTTCTTTAGCCCAAGTCCTAGCCTCTTTAGCTTTATTGAATGTAAAGCCGTTAATTTCCTTACCTTCACTATTTACTACAGAATATTTTTTCTGTTTTATTACTCTGTGAATTTTAGTAGTAGGCTTATACAACTCTTTTTCTACGGTGCTGTAGCTTTCCCCTTTCCTCATTTTCCAGATAACCTTTTCTGGGGGTATCCTAGCTGCTCCTAATAATTTTGCTACATTGTGAGAAGACTCTCTTGTAGATTTAATATTAATAGAAGGAGGTAGCCTAGGCTCAATTTCTTCCCTCAAGATCTCTATGAATTCGTCTAGTTCTTTACAACATCTAATCATATGTTGTTTATCCACTAAAGCTCCGTAAAGCTCTTGTTTAGTAGACCAATACCTATACTCATGCTCTATTTCTAAAGCCCTATCAAAAGTTATTCCATTACAATTAGAGCTTAACCATTCTTTTTCAGATTCTAACTGTCTAGCCACCGCTGTATTGATTTTAACATCCTCTATACATCTGTGGAGTTTATCAGCGTCCATGAAAGACCAGTCTTCAATTTCAGGTTTCTCTATTCCTAATCTAGCCCCCCAGACAGCTAAACCATGTATCCCCTTGTACCCCTTAACAGGTTTTCTATCGTACCAAAGGACTTGAGATTCTAATAAGGTATCTCTTATCATAGGGTAGTCATAACGAATCTTGTATTTAGGAAAAAACTTTTTAAGAAGAAAGAGGTCGTAACCCAAAAGGTTATGGGCGATTAAACCTTTGGCTTTATTGAGGAATTTAGCCCCCTCTTCTAAGCTCCCATTTTTTATAGGGATGGTATACTTATTGCCGCTTTCATCCGCTCCTTCGCACCCGTCAAATTCTGGGTAGTCATGGAACAAAAATACTTCCCCAGTGTCATAGTCTTCGCAAACTATACACCACATTTTAGTTACTTTTCCTAAAAGCCCGTTAGCTTCTGAGTCAAATACAAGAACTCTCTCTGAGCTGTCTAAAATCATTAAATATCGCCTCCATCTCTTCATAAGTAGCATCATTTTTAAGCCAGTTAGCTCTTTGTGATATTACTCTTACGTTACCTTTGACGTACCCTTTTATAGGGTTAATCTTATCCAACGAGGGGCTATTTGCTCCAGCTCGTTCATCATAGAAATGATTTTTCAATTCTAGTCCTAATACGGGGCAAACCCTAGGAATTATTATATCTTTCTCTGAAATTGTACAAGGTACACCTTGTGTTTTTGCTCTAGAACGGGCTGCATGGAGCATTACTTTTTCAGGAGATTTAATCCTTTTTCTAAGATAATATCCACGAGATACACAAGCTCTGCTACAATGTGTAACCCTATGATGAGCCTCATCTGGAATCTTTTTTCCGCATTGTTTACATTTTCTGTTTATCTGTTTTCTTTTAATTTCTCTCCTGTTAAACTCATTTTTACATTTGTCATCACAGAATTTACGTAAGCCGTGAGAACCTTCGGGAAAAGGTTTTTCACAATTTAAACACTTTTTATCTTTCATAAATTTCTCTTAATAATTTTAAGAGATTAATATATCATAATATTAAATTTATGAGTTATCTAGCCTTAAATAGATAGACTTTACTTTACTAAACTTCACTATACTATGCTCTACTTAACTCAGCTTAAAGTAGTAACCTACTTTAAAACCCTCTAAATAATTTAATACTTAAAAGGGTTTAGAACTAGGTTCTATCTAAACTGCACTTTACTCTGCCTGACTGGACTGCACTGAACTAGACTTAACTATATTAGTAGTAACCTACTTTAAAACCTCCTATAATTATCTGTAGGAGGCTTAGAACTAAGTTCTATTAAAATGCCTTCACTTGACTCTACTTAACTGTACTAAACTTAACTGCAATAGTAGTAACCCACTTTAAAACCCTCTAAGTATTAAAACATTAAAAGAGTTTAGAACTAGATTCTATTAAAATACCTTTACTTAACCCTACTGAACTGCACTCAACTATACTGCACTGAACTCAACTGTAATAATAGTAATAACCTACTTTAAAACCTCCTATAAATAGTAAGAGGCTTAGAACTAGGTTCTATCTAAACTCTACTGTACTAAACTCCACTTCACTGAACTGTACTCTACTTCACTGCAATAGTAGTAACCTACTTTAAAGCCTCCTAAATATTTTATTATCTAAAAGGCTTAGAACTAAGTTCTAGCCTTACTAAAATTTACTTAGCTATACTACACTACACTGAACTGTACTGCACTATACACTGTGTTATTATTTTAAATAAAATTCACTCTTCTAACGAGGAGAAAGCATGTTTCCTTTGAACTTTAATCATAGACTTAAGGCTTTTAGCCTTAGCTAATTGGTCTGTTCTTTCCTTATTTTCAGAATTGGTGAAGCTGCTTGTATCTACGTATTCCATACGTTTAACCATTTTAGATGCCTCTTTTCCAATCGCTGAATATCCATCATTAATTGCCTGAGAAACTTGGTTTTTAGGCTCTACAATTTGGTAGCCAATACCTCTTACACTCCTTAACCACATATTATGATTTTTAAGGAAAGCATTCTTAAGCCCTTCTGAAGCTGATAGATACTCCAACTGAAACATCTCATGCTCTACTGGATCTTCTGATTCTCCTATTTCATACATCTCTTTTATTTTCTGTTTAGTTAAGGTCTTACCATAAGTAAGCCCCCCGCCAATAAGATTAGCCGCTACAATCTCATGAACCGATAAACTCATACAATTTTCTCCTATTTGTAAGAAACTTCAAATCTTCCAAAGCGAGGTCTGTAAGAACCTACTCCTATTGAAGATCCTGCTGTTTCTAATGCCTTCTTAATATCTTCTAAATCAATAATTTCAGTGTTGTAAGCAATTGTACAGCTAACACTCCAGTCATTAAATCTGGGGCGGTATACCATAATACTGCTACCACCTAACACCGCTACACGAGCATCTACATAATCTTTATTAGCCCAGAGAGTTTTAATAGTGTTTGGTCCCTTATGAGATACTGGCAGATTATGCTCCAACACTTGTACCCCTCGTTTAATCTTTGTTCCGTCCCTAGAGATTTTACCTGCTTCTCGCATAGTTCCTTCTACCATTGTAGAGGGGAGGTAGAATCCATCCTTAGAGTTATGATAACTATGACTAATAAATTTTAACTTGTTTAACTCAAGAACATCTTCTTCAGTACGTTTAGTATGATGTTTACTAGTAATAGCCTTCATAGCCTTAGAATATTCATTAAATGGGTCTACTGCTTGATTATTAGCCATTAGTAATGGGGTAACTCCAGTTAAAGTAACTTTTAACATTTTCATAAATTGCTCCTCATGCTATTCAATAAAGTAAGTATTTTACCCCTTACTACTTAATTAGTCAACTTTTTATTGGTAAACCGTTACAGTCTTTTTAACAGGATTGACCTCTTTTAAAGTACTAAGAATATAATCATACTCATGACCATTATAGCTGTAGTAACTGTATTCTGCCTTGTATGTTTTGTTTTTAAGTTTGAACACACCATAGCAGTATTCTGATCCTCCTTCTCCACCACCATCTTGCTCTAAGTGTTCATAGTTAACTCTCTCTGCTACTTCATCATTGTAGTCAAAGTCTCCTTCGCACATTTCATAAACTACTCTTTCAGTGCTTTCTCCCAATTCTTCAGCTATCTCTTTAAATAACTCTAAATTTACTTCGCTCATAAACCTATCCTCCGTTTTAACATTGTTGTTTAAATTAATAAACTCTTTAACACTTGGTGTTGTAAAATCTACTAAGTTCTGGACAATAAAATCGTTAGCCCAGTTTTTAGTTAAGTTAGTAATAACCTTTTTCAGAGATAAGTTATAAGCCACAACCCAACTCATATCAGGATTATGTACTAACCATTTCTCGAAAGCTATTACAGAAATTTCTTCTCTAAATAAGTTAACCTTACTACTATGAGGTAAAAGGTTAAATTTATTTTCGTCCAACATTACTTCTTCATCTTTTAAAAGGATTAACTTATACACTGGGTCTTCTGGATAAGAAGCATACGTATGAAGCAAGTCATGATCGTAAATATATTTTACCCTATCCTCAAAAAATTTATTTTTGTTAGAGTTTAAAGACAAAAAACTTTTGTCTCCATGCTCTAAACTCCAAAACTTTTTTAAATCTCTATATAAATCTGGTAACAACACACATCCCTTGTTTCTTAAGTGAAGTATGTCCATTTTAGTTTTGTTCCAATGTATATCCCAAGAAAAATGTGAACATTTAATCGTGTAAACAGCATCTGGGGTAGCATACCTAGTACCTTCTATTAATGGTACTTTGTTTATTATGTCTAGCGGTATCTCATGTAAATCCCCCTTCAAACAAGGCGTTACCCCATAATACCAAACATCCAAGTCATTAGGAGAGGCTCTATTTAAACCTGCGTATTCTAAAGCTTTACTACCAACTATAAGGACATTACTAGACATAAATAACTACCACTCCTCTACATTACCTTTTTCATCAGCCCCGAAGCTATTAATTGGTACATCATTACCCTCGTCAGCCGTTTCCATAGTTTCCTCTGGGCTTCTCCCTCTTTCTAATCTTCCTGTATCCCCGTTATAATAGATATAACCAGCTACCCCTGTATTTTTACCATGCCTTCTACACTTAGACATTTTTATCCTTGAGGTATTCCTAACTATAGGGTTATCATGGATCTTATTCCTTGTGAAGATTAGATTAATCATGCCAGTCTGGAACCACGCCCCAGTCCCTTTAATATCCTCTTCTGCTAAATCAGCCCCTTCAGAATTAGCTGTGCCGCTGTTAGAGTTTTTTCGTACATGATGAACATTTATCCAAGCTAGTTTATGTCTCTTAACCCTTTTAACTATCTCAGAGGCCATATCATCTTTATCAGTGTCATGCCCACTAAATGCTAATGTAACAGGGTCAACAATAATAATTTTACAGTCTAGCCCTTTCACTAGGAAGTCTATTTTGTCTAATAGGTCTTCCCCTGAGCAAGCCCCTTGATGGTCTAGAAACTGAACCCTTTCAGAGTCTTCTTCATCAAGATCTAGCTCTTCTGGTTTTAGTCTAACCAACTCTTTGAATTTTTCATGCTCTTCACTAAAATCCCTTTTATCGTAAGGTATCTCATTAAGCTGTTTACTCATATGTATGGACAAAATACCTTCAATAAACTCGTCAATTGTTTCCTCTAAGGAAATAACCCCCACGTTATATGTGGTAGAGCTTAGTGAAGAATATATAATCTCTTTAACAAACGAACTCTTACCTACAGAAGACGGAGCAATAATATTAATTATTTCCCCAAGCGCAAATCCACCATGAGTTCTTAAGTTAAGATCCCCAAAAGACTCAGGGAATCTAACTAAGGTGTCTTTACCCCTCTGGGTGTATTGAGACCATCCTTCTGACAGACTCATAACTCCAGCAGGAGAATATTTTTTAGCATCCCATATCGCCTTCCATAAAATGTCAGCTGCCTTCTTAACGCCTACTTTCTTTGTCATCTCGGAAGGGTCTTTAAAGCCTTTAGGAAGACTTACTATCTTTACCTTACCTACTGGAAGGATCTTACATAACTCCTCTTTAAAGGTTTCTCCTGTGGAATCTTGATCGCAAATAATGTAAATATCATCAAAGCTACCTAGATAATTAATATGGGGTTTTACCCAAGCTATTTTCTCTCCAGAAGGACAAGAGATAGAGGGGTAACC